AAGATCAAGTCACCTGCAAACTCTTGAATAGTCTTACCATCTACGCAACCTACGTTTTTAGTAACTGGTACAATAGCTATCGTACTTGAGTTATTTATATTCTGCAGTTTATATATAGAGTTCTTACAAAATATAAATAATTCATCACGGAAAGATTTTAAACCTACTACTTGGTCATCGAGTACAATACTACCAGAACCTGTTGATGTAAAATCATCTATGTCACTTGTACCACTATAATATATAGTGTTTAAAGCTGTAGCTGCTCCAGCAACTACTAAATGTTTATCATGTATCACACAGTATTTAGGATAATGTGTTCCACTTACTGTAATTTCTTTAGCGAAATAAGTTCTTCCGCTTAATGCTCCAGTACCTGTCATTTTAAAATAGAAAGGTTTTACTCCAGAACCTTCGTCAGTAACTATAAGCTCTCCATAGATTGTATCGCCTTCATAAGTAGTAAAGTGTGCTTTACTTTGTGAAGTTCTGGCAGATGCACTACGTCCTGTAAAAGTACTGTAGTTATCTCCGCCTCCTGCAACACTAGCTTTATTCAGTTGTAACCAACTATCGCCATCAAGACTAAAGTATATGTTTGTTCCTGAACAAGCTACTACTCCATCTGCATATACATAAAGACCTAATATATCATTACTGCTGTTTGGTCGTGTGCCATCTCCTAATTGAGAATAGCCATTAATACGTCTGTATCCACCTTTTATATCTACTTCAAAGTTTTCTAACTTTGTAGCTATTCCCGGAGTTTGTAAAAGAGATAGTGCATTTGTAGATTTATTTAAGCCTCCTCTAAGGGGAACTGAAAAGGGCTGTGAAGCTGCCATCAGAAATAAATCCTATCATCAGTCATGTTCTTCGGTTGTGGATTAATTAAATTAGACTTCATATACTTCATGCCTTTCTTATAATCATCTAGTGCAAAAGCTGCTTGCTGATTATTCTCTTTAAACTGATGTACATAGTACCTAGTTCTAGCTAATATAACAGGCGAATATTGGTCAGGAAGAACAATAGCATCATCGTATGCTGATAAAGCAGTTGGTTTAGAGTAAGCATAAAAGTGAACATTGTACACTTTATCTGGTATAGGACTAAGCCCAAACTTACGATGGTCCGGACTGCGTATAACATAGCGAGGTTCGCCATAGTTTTGAGTATCTGCATCGTCTGCGTTCTCCGAATCTCTTAAATATCTTCTCCAATCCGATAAAGATATAAACTTTAATCCTCTAGAAACATATGGAGCTGATTCTCCTGATACACTTATTGTCGTAATGTAGAAATCATCCCAATCTATTGAAGCATAATCAGTAGTTATACTAGAGCTTCCTGATTTAAGCGTATACCATCGAGTTCCTGCTACAGATGCTACGGTTACGTTACCATAAAAAGGATCTGTACCACCACTAGCTGCAGCAGCAAAGAAGGGTAACTGAGGCTCTTCGTTTGCAATATCATTCAAAGATCTATTAATAGATTCTTTAACAAATGCTTGTATTCCTACAGCACCTGAAAAGTTTGATGATGTTAATTGAACTTCGTTGAGTTCTCGTAAAGTCTCATTAGCTAATGTTAGATATGTAGTTGCCATTATTTCTTATCTGATTTAACATCTTGTCTATTATCTGAATGACGATTTTGTTTATCCTCAGAATTTTGATAATAGCCTTCCATATCTGTAATATCTTTATACTTAACTTGTTTACCGTATCCTAACTCAGGCATTGTCTCTGCTCCTTTTCTTACCAAATATACGATCATAATTATCAAGATAGTTCTGTTTTGCTTCTCCAGAATATGCTTGACCTAATAATCCTAAGACTCTAGTACTTTTTTGTTTCTTAGAGCCATTTAGGATCATAGGATTTTTGTCATTGCCTAGTTGTGGCATTATTAACTAGCTTGAGTTGTTGTAATACCGTCTTGTACTTTACATTGACCATCTAGATACCAGTTAGTACCGTCAGACCACACATGTACATAATCTCCATGAACGGCTTTACTAGCCACTAATGAAATAGTATCTGCGTCTGTAACTGTAGCTACATCACCTGCTGCATCTTCAGGAGAAGATACGTTACCTACAATAATGTTAGCGCTTGATGCTGTGACTATTGTATGTGAAGTTGTAGGCTCTGTTGCTCCAACATAAAACCAATACTCTAATCCTGCTGCTGGAGAAGGAAGAGTTTGGATTCTAGCTGTAGCTGTGTTCATTACGAAACGAGTACCCGATTCTGCTGCTGTAATTGTGTTAGCTGCGGTTATTGCTTCTGTATCTGAGGGTTTTTGTACTTTAGTAGCAAGCGTACGGACATCTACTGTTCTAGCTGAGTTCCGTCCTGTATCTCTTATATTGACTGCTGCCATTTTATTTACCTCTGTTTAAATTGTTTAGTGAATGTTAGAAAGAAAAGGGGGTTTTTACGCCCCCGAATCTGTTTCAGTATTAGTCGATACCGTAGAAAGCTGAAACTAATGCGCCTGCGCGTAGTACTTTAGCTCCATAAACATGAAGACCTCGTACTATATCGCCAAAGCTATCAGGATCTCGCAATACTTCAGTACTTGTAATAGTCTGAGCTGTCGCTGTAGAACTCATATGACCAGCAATACATTTACCAGCAGCATTAGATGTGCTTGCAATGTTATTTGACTTGTACATACTGAATCCACGCAACTTACCAGAAGTTACTAGACCGTTTCTGATTGAACCTTGACCTGCGTTGTAATCAACAGATAAAAGTTTCGATGCTGTTTTAGACAGAACTTCGTAGAAATCCGGAGATGCTACGAACCAACGTCCTTCTTCAGGGATATTTTGATCGTCAAGAAGACGAGCCATATGCCCTAGAACATCAATAGGATCATGTTCAGATGATCCAAAACCTATATCAAGATTACCTGTTCCGTCAAATGTTCCTTCTGCTAGATCAGTAGCACTATCAGAACCCAACACATGGTTAGGGCTTGATGCAGAAACACCTGAGAACATAGTAGCAAGAACGCCCTCATCAAAAGCATCTTTAAGAGAATACGCTGCTGAAGATGCTGCAACTTCACGCCAATTCACGTGAGACATGTTACTTTCAATGTCATCCACTTTGAATTTAAATGCGTTAGCTGTATCTACAACAAGAGTAAGCTCTTGGTCGGTTAGCTTAGTTTGAGTTACGTCAGCACCACGTTCATATTGGTACACAGTAATTTCAGGTTCTTTAATAATCTTTACAGAATCTCCGAAAGCGGATAATTCACCAGCGTAATCTGTGTTGGTGATCGCTTCTATCACTGAAGCCTTTCTAAAGAAGTTTAGAACCTTTTTAGAGTAGACTGCAGGAAGAAAAAACGAATTATTTTGACCACTTACGGAGTTCGCAAAGTTGGCATCAGTATCTGTGCTTGGCTCAAAATACTGGTCTGATTGATTATATGCCATTTTGTTTACTCCTTAAAAGTTAAAATTAAAAGTTATTGTTTTACTACTCTGCCGTCTGCAACAGCTTGACTAATTTCGTCTTCAAACTTGTCAAACTCATGTATAGACATTGCAGCAATTTCCCTTTCAGTCCAAATTTTCTCTTGCTGTGGCTCAACTGCGGTTGTCTTAGTTGAAACCATATCAGCAGCAGATTTTCTGGACTGCTTAGAAGATGGCTTTCTAGCTTTAGTAGAATCCATACCTGTATCACGTTTATATAAGTCTAGCGCACGACTAGCAAGATCACCGTCATTCGCATTTTTATATATCCAATCTTGGATTGATTTAGGTTGTGCTTTCGCCCAATCATGGAACTCATCGCTGTTTTTAATATTTTCAAAATCAGGATGATTACCCATCAATCTTTCGTGTGCCTGTTTAGTAATTAAATCTGCTTCACGTTCCTGTAAGGATGCAAGCTTTTCTTCTAAGGTTTTAGTCTTTTCAGAACTTTGCATGTGTGCTACAGTTTCAACTACTTCATACACATCTGGATATTGTTCTCTAAATTTTTCCAAGTCCTCTGGAGACTTTGGAGCTACATATTGAGGTCTGTTTTCAGCAGCCTCTGTCAATAGTTCCTGTTCTCTTACTTTAAACTCTTCTAATTTAGAATCGTAATGCGTCTTCAAATCGTCATATCTTTTTTTATAATCAGGCTTACTGTAAGGTTTAGCCTTCTTAGTCTGTTTAGTTTGTTTTTCTTTTGCTTCTTCAGGAGCTTTCGCTTCTGTTTCTTGCTCTTGGAAAAATAAACTATCCGAAGATACAAACTCTGTCTTATCTTTCGTATGCCAAGATTTATTAGCGTTATACGGATTTGGGGTTTCTTCTTTTACTTCTTGTTTTGCCATTTTCTTTACTCCTACTCAGGGCTTTCTAAACAAAGTAGCTGCATATGTCGACTGTGCAGGGTTTGTTTTTGTAAAGGTAGCCTTTCGGTTAATGTTGTGATAAAGGGCTTAGAATAAACTAAGGTGGCTCTATCGTTTATCGCA